TTTTTTCTGTTAATCTAAGTATATGATTAGGTTACTGAAAAAACTGCCCAGAAATATTACTGTAGCATTCAGCGGCGGCGTTGATAGCGTTGCTGCTGTAGATTTCCTTAAGCGCAATCATAATGTAAGTTGTGCGTTCTTCCATCATGATACTCAAAACAGCGAAAGGGCCTACAAGTTTGTTACAGAATTCTGTAAGGGTAGGAGTATCAAACTTAACGTAGGCTATATTAATAAAAACAGACCTGCTAAGAAAAGCCTTGAGGAACACTGGCGCGATGAGCGTTATAAATTCTTGGAAAAGTTTGAGACGGTAGTGACCGCGCATCATCTAAATGATTGTATCGAAACCTATCTTTGGTCTAGCATTCACGGAGATAGTAAGATAATTCCCTATCAAAGAAAAAATGTCATAAGACCTTTCTTGCTTAATCCTAAACAAGAACTAATTGACTGGTGCAAGAGGAAAGACTTGTATTGGATCGAAGATTTAAGCAACCATGATGATACTTTCATGCGTAACTATATCCGCAAACATCTGGTACCTCACGCATATCATGTCAATCCAGGTATCGAAAAGGTCATTAAAAGACTTGTATTAGATGCTAATTGCCCTTAATAAAAATCGTTGGTTGTTCGATTGGATGCAAGACAAGTGGTATGATGAGGTCATGCCGTTGTTTCGTGAAGCAACAGGTAGCGATTTTCCCTTTCATCCTGATACCAAATTATTAAATAAAAAACTCGCTATATTATTATCAAGTAAAGGTTATAAATCTAAGGCTACTAAGGAAAACAATGATTTATTGATTTTTATCCCTGACGAAGAATTAACCTTTTTACGAATCAAATATTGTTAAGCAACTTCTTTGTGAAGTCTAACAATAGTTTGTGATGATGATACTTGTGCCATTTGTCTTTAATGCTCTTGAGATCATACCATGATTTCATACTCTCGGGGTGACACCCGATCAATCCTATGTTATTTTGCAAAATTGCCATGGGATCATTATTTTTATATCTTCCAATCGTACTAAATTTTCTTTCATTGCCTATAAATGCGCACCCATCGTAGAAATACATATCTGTTTTGTTTTTATTCCATGTAACAGGTACTGTGGTCCCGAAGGATCTGCGTATACCTGAATAGGGTCTTTTGATATATTGTACAGCATCAAAACCTTCTACTATATCAAAGTAACGATGCGCAGCCCAATATGCTCCCATGCATATACCTAGATAGCGTTTTCCATAATATACTGCTTCCCTTATATAATCAGCTTTGGGCGCAAGAAATTTTAAAAAAGTATCGCTATCTCCTATACCTCCCGGAAACGCTACTATATCTGCTTTTTTAAATATGTTGTTTTTGATCTGATGGGTATGGAAAAGTTCGACTTCAAAATCGTTGGATAACGCTTCATACATGCCCACAGCGCAATGTGCGGAGCATTCGGGATGATGCAAGAATATCGCTACTCTAGGTTTCATATGGTATTTATTATGGGTTTGCCCAATAACACAAAATCCCTTCGTAAAATGTTTGACTTATTTGCGTTATTCCTATATACTTAGTCTTTACTTGATTACTACAGGAGATTTTATGTCCAATAGAACTTTCAATAATGAGGCCAAGATCAAATTAACACAACTTGTTAACGAAGGTATGGCTGTCATGCAAGAGGTCCAGACTTTGCAAGAAGGCCTAGCCGATACTGTCAAGGCCATTGCTGATGAACTTGAGATCAAGCCCAGCATATTAAAGAAGGCTATTCGTGTAGCCTTTAAGAGTCGTTTGGGTGAGACTAATAAAGAAAACGAAGAACTAAACACTATTTTAGAGACTGTAGGCAAGACTCTCTAAAGCCTAGATAAATTGGGTAGATGCTATTTGCAACGCATACCCGGATCTGTTATTATAATACTATGTTTAACTGCCCCTGAGGTTCGGGTATGCGTAATTTATCGGTCAGCATAGCGGTCAGCATTCTTGTCGCAGCATGCGGTGGGGGAGGCTCTGATACTGCTACAGTAACTAACACTGCGCCCACTCCTCAGACTGTCAGTAAAGACCCATTAACTGTATATACGGGCATCTCATATGATGCAGGAGACGGCGGCCTTAATCCCCGTTGGGTCATAGCAGACTTTAACAAAGATGGACTGAAAGATATCTTTCTTAGATATGATCCAATATCAGCATTTAGTGCTGTGACTACTGGTTCTAGCCCAGTTAGATTTTTTATCGCTAAGCCAAGCGGTGGATTCGAACAGGACAAGTCTATCTTTCCAGAAGGGTACAGCCCTGTTATGGTAAACAGGATCGTGGCAGCTGACTTCAACGGTGATGGCGGTATAGATATATTTGTAGCAACGTCAGGTCAGGATCCTTATATCAATGGCTTACCTGCACAGTCAGGGTATACAGGCGAGTTTTCTCAGGTATTAACGTATACACCTAATGGGTATAAGTTGGCTAAGATCAACAATAACGTAAATGCGTTCGCGCATCATGTTAGCATCGGTGATATCAATGGCGATCATTTACCCGATGCATTCGTTGCCTCGCTTGTATTCTCAGATCCTTTTTTCATCATGGGAGATAGCACAGGTAACTTCAAAGTAAACCATAATAGATTTGCTAGTAATTTGTTTGGCCATGATAAAAATGTTTTAGAGAGATTCCCAGACCTCTCTCCTAAGAAATGGGAAAATATGTTTTTCACTTCAAGCGCGATGATCGATGCTAACAACGATGGTCATATGGATTTGGCGTTGATGGCTATGTCAGGCACTAAAACTAGCATAGTGCTTCTGAATGACGGCGCGGGTAATTTCTCACACTCTAGGATGATTGAACTACCGATAGGTCCATATAAAGCAGGAGTGGCATATAAGAAGGATATAAATGATAAGAAATATATGGAACTAGGTAGCATACATTTAGACACTATTATAGCAGATATAAACAATGACGGGAAAAAAGATATCATTTCTCTTGCTACAGAGCATGATCAGACAGAGCAGGAAGTGATTTATTATCGTGGCGCTATATTGCAAATCTTGATCAATAACGGTAATGGATTCACTGATGAGACTAAATCACGTACTAATTTTGCCCATGTGTCTAGCAAGAACTATACTCATTATGATACGATTGAATATGTTGATGTCAACAATGATAAGTGTGCAGACATTTTGTTACATAGGGGTCAGGTAAATTACCATGACAATGCGATGCCTACTAGGATTCTTTTGAATGATTGCAAAGGCAACTTCAAAGAAGTTAGTTATCCTAGCAATTTGCCAGTAGGTATATTGACTGTGGTTAGCGATGGTAATTTTGCGATATTGATCAATCAACAGACTGATGACACACGAAAAACCTTTACTCAGCGTGTTGATCATGTTAAGTATGATTATAGTTTGGGTAAAGGTCTTTTTAAACAATGAGGATTATAAGTTATAATTCGTTCGTACAAAGATTTGATAATTATATAAAGTAAGTTACTAGGATCATATAATGAACGATTTATTTTATGGCATTTTTGAATGGATAAAAGAGGATTGGGCATCAAACCGTATACGATTTTCTGTAGAGTTGTTGGCATGGGCTATCAGCGTTGGCTGTAGTCTTAGTTTAGCCTTTACTGTCCCCAATCCTCCATTCTTTATATTATATCCAATTTGGATAAGTGGTTGTATCATGTATGCATGGGCCGCATGGACTAGAAAATCTTTTGGTATGTTGGCGAACTATTTGTTGTTAAGCACTATTGATACTGTTGGCTTGATCAGATTATGGACTGTTTAAAGGTATTTAATGTCGTATATTGACGCGATACATGATAAAGATAGTGATAGGATATTTGTTGTAGAACGAACGCCAGACGGCAAGCGCACATACAACGAATATCCTGCCAACTATATTTTCTATTTTACAGATCCTAAAGGCAAATATCGTAGCATATTTGGCGAATCATTATCTCGCTTTAGCACAAGAAAACGCAGCGAGTTTGAAAAAGAAAAACGTATCCATAGCAATAAGAAACTGTATGAATCAGATATAAATGTGGTGTTTCGTTGTTTAAGTGAAAACTACTTAAACAGTGAGCCTCCAAAACTGCATACAGTATTCTTTGACATTGAGGTAGACTTTGACCCGGAGAAAGGGTTCAGCCCCACTAGTGACCCGTTCAATGCAGTTATATCTATCTCAATGTACTTGGACTGGCAAGATACGCTTGTAACGCTAGCTATCGCTCCCAAACATATGAGCGATGAAACTATACAGGATCTCACACAAGATTTTTCTAACACTATCTTGTTTAGGTCTGAGATTGAGATGTTTGAAACATTCTTTGAATTAATTAAAGACGCAGACGTTCTCACTGGTTGGAACTCAGAAGGATACGATATACCCTACATGGTCAATCGTGTGACTAGGGTTATGAGTAAGGATGACACACGAAAATTTTGTTTGCTAGGACAGATGCCAAAGCCAAGAAAATATGAAAGATTTGGTAAGGAAGAAACTACATTTGACTTAGTTGGTCGTATACACATGGACTATCTACAATTGTATAAGAAGTACAATTATGAGAGCCGACATAGTTATAGCCTCGATAGTATCGGTGAGATGGAAGTCGGTGAGCGCAAGACTCAATACGAAGGCACATTAGATCAATTATACAATAAAGACTTTAAAAAGTTCTTAGAATATAATCGTCAGGATACGATGTTGCTTGTTAAGATTCATAATAAACTCAAGTTCCTTGATCTTGCTAACGCGCTAGCGCATGAGAATACGGTATTGATCCCAACTGTAATGGGCTCTGTGGCTATGATTGAGATGGCTATCATGAACGAAGCCCATGAGCGCGGTATGATGGTTCCTGATAAAAAGAAAAATATCAGCGATGGCGATATATCAGCAGCAGGGGCATATGTCGCTGTGCCTAAGAAAGGCATACATGAATATGTAGGCGCAGTTGACATCAACAGTCTGTATCCCAGTGCTATCCGTACATTGAACATGGCTCCAGAAACAATCGTGGGTCAAGTGCGCCAGACATTGACTGAACAATATCTAACAGACAAGGCAAGGAAACTCGCTAGCGAAAAACGAAATTATGATAAAGAAGATGACCTTGAGATGAGTTCGTTACTTTGGGAAGGCTTGTTCGGTACACTAGAATACGAAGCCATCATGAAACAAGAGCGCGGCACTATGCTTACAGTCGATTTCGAAGATGGCGACAGTACGGAAATGAGCGCAGCAGAAGTATGGAAATTAATATTTGACAGTAACAAGCCATATATGCTTAGTGCTAATGGTACTATCTTTAGGTCAGATAGTGAGGGCGTGATTCCTGGATTATTGACGCGCTGGTATAGTGATCGTAAGGACATGCAGAAAAAACTAAAAGAATCAAAGACAAAACAAGATATAGAATATTGGGATAAACGACAGTTAGTCCGTAAGATTTTATTGAATAGTGCTTATGGTGCGTTGTTGAACGAACATTGTAGATTCTTTGACAAGCGCATAGGTCAGAGCGTAACACTTAGCGGTCGTCAAATTGTTAAACACATGAGTGCGCAAATCAATGAGATCGTCACAGGCAAATATGATTTCTATGGTGATGCTATCGTATATGGCGATACTGACAGTTGTTACTTCAGTGTTTGGCCCACACTTAAGCAACAAGTTGATAATGGAGATATGGAGTGGACTAAGGAACTGTGTGTTCAACTATATGATAATATTGCAGAACAAGCAAATGAAAGTTTTCCAAGTTTCATGGAAAGGGCGTTCCATGTGCCTAGAAGAATGTGTGTGATCAAGGCTGGTCGTGAATTGATAAGTGATCGTGGTTTGTTCATCACAAAGAAGCGTTACGCCGTGAATATCTTTGACAAAGAAGGTAAGCGATTAGATAGTGATGGCAAATTAGGTAAGATTAAGGCAATGGGTCTTGACTTGAAACGTGCTGATACTCCACGCTATGTGCAAGACTTTTTATTTGAAGTACTAGAAATGGTACTTCATGGCAAGACTAAAGAGGATGTGATCGAACGCATCAAACAATTTAAGATAGAACTTGGCAGGCAAGATAGTTGGACTAAGGGTAGCCCTAAATCTGTCAATAATTTGACGATGTATGGCGAATTAGAATCAAACAGTAAAACAGGAAAAGCAAACATGCCCGGACATGTTCGTGCTGCATTAAATTGGAACTATCTGCGCAGAGTCAATAGTGACAACTATAGCATGAAAATGGTAGATGGCATGAAGGTCATAGTATGTAAACTAAAGTCTAATCCAATTGGTTTCACTAGTATCGCTTACCCAACAGATGAACTAAGACTTCCTGCTTGGTTCACAGAACTTCCATTTGATGATAGCGCTATGGAAGCCACATTAGTAGACAAAAAGATCGATAATCTTCTAGGTGTATTGCGTTGGGACCTTAAAGGTAGTACCGATACAAATTCAACATTCGATGATTTGTTTAGTTTCGGTTAAACAAAACTTGACTTACACAATAAAATCCACTATTATACACTATAGGTGTTCCTAAATAACTTACGAGAGGCAAAACATGAAGGACAATTTACAAGATTTGATTCAATATACACATGGACTTGGCGTCATCGACCTTGTCAAGATCGTTGGCACAGATAAGCAAACTGTCATAACAGCAGTAGCAGAAGATAAAAGCGTTGTCGTAGAGGGCACATTGAAGGCTCCTTTAGCAGATTTCGTAGGTGTGTTCGGTATGCCTAATCTTAGCAAACTAAAGACTATTCTTAGTTTTGATGATTATGATGACAATGCTAAGATCAATGTAACGAATAACAAAGATGGCGTACCCAGCGCGATTCATTTCGAGACTAAGGTAGGTGACTTCATCAACGATTATAGATTGATGAGCAAGCTAATTGTTGAAGAGAAGATTAAAAACTTTACATTCAAGGGCGCAAAGTGGGATGTTGAATTTGAGCCTACTATAGCTGGTATCATGCGATTAAAGAAACAGGCTAGCGCAAATAGCGAAGAAGTACACTTTGTGACTAAGACTGATAAGAATGATCTGAAAATTTATTTCGGTGATGCTTCAACTCATAGTGGCAACTTTGTATTTCATTCAGGCGTGAGTGGTACGCTTGGTCGTGCGTGGCAGTGGCCAGTCAAGGTATTCTTGGCTATCATGGATCTGCCGGGCGAGAAAACTGTTCGCATCAGTGATCAGGGTGCGGCTGAGATCACAGTCGATAGCGGGCTTGCTACTTATCGTTATCTCCTGCCAGCACAGGCGAAATGATTAAGATCCATTCAAAACATAAGCCCATTGTCTGGCAGGTAGATAGAGAATATCTACTTCCAGCTCAGAGCGGGCAAGTGCGTTGGAACGGAAATTATAAACAATTTGAGGTATGTGATAATAATAGTGGTGGTTGGTATAAGATCGATAACAGTATTGAATTATCATGCGATGAGCAAACTAAGGACGTATTAGAGTGGGCTAAGAAAAAGATGATTGAAGACAAGCGCATCGAAAAACTTGCTAAAGAATATCCAGCCATAAAAGATGCTAAACAGAAATTAGATATCATAATTAAATTGGTACAAGATGAATCTATCAATTCAGCATAAGAACGATTGGGCATTGTTCTTGCCCGCCATGAGTAGTTTCTTTATCACAGGCTTGGGAAAGCAGCGTGAAGGTCAAGTTTACTTTGAACAATCGAGGATCCCACAGGGATTTAATGGTGATGTTGAATGCTTGAATTTCTTGAACAGCAAGAAAGGTCTATACACTTACAAGTGGGGCCTTTATTCAGCAGGTCATGCTAACCTAGATATTAATGTAGATGACCCTGCTGAAAGCATCATTCGTAAGCGTGAGCGCGGTACATTCATGCTAGGTGATAGCGGTGGCTTTCAGATCATGAAGGGTCAGTGGCCAGCGGACTGGAAAGACAGTAATTGTCCTAAGGCTATGAAACAGCGTCAACTTGTATTAAAGTGGATGGATACATATATGGACTATGGTATGTGTCTTGATGTACCCTCACAAACTATTCGTAATCAACATCTCTATGACAAGCATGGTATACGCACGATTGATGATGCAGTCAAAGCCACTCATATCAATAACGAATACTTCATCAACAACCGCAGCGGTGAATGTTTATTTTTAAATGTGTTGCAGGGCTTGACTCATACTCAAAGTGATCAATGGTATGATGAGATGAAGAAATACTGTGATCCTAAAATCTTTCCTAAGAATCATTTCAATGGTTGGGCTTTCGGTGGGCAGAATAAGATCGATATTCATTTGATGTTGAAGCGCCTTGTCAATATCATACACGATGGATTGCTTGAACCTGGTAAGCATGATTTGATTCACTGTCTTGGTACTAGCATATTAGAATACGCTGTGTTGTTTAGCGATATCCAACGAGCGATTCGCAAATATCACAATCCAAACTTGCGTATCACATTTGACTGTGCGAGTCCGTTCTATAGCGCGGCAAAGGGGCTAGCATACTTCCAGAACAATATCGAACATAACAAAAAGTGGTCTTATAGCATGGAGAAGACTGCTGAGAAAAAGAGTTATGCTACTGATAATCGTAAGTTCAGCGATGCTGTATTGGCTGATGGTATACACGAATCTTTCCAAGATAGCCCTATCACTGACCGTATGTACATCAAGGACCTTTGCTATCGTGGTGTAGGTTTCTTGGGTGCGCATGGTAAAGAAACTAAGACTAGTTGGGATACATTGAGTTATACATTATTGCAAGCACATAATGTCTATCAGCATATCACAGCAGTTCAAGAAGCGAATCGTCAATATGATATGGGTGTTATACCCAAGATGGTCATGAATGAGACTTTTGAGAAGATTCATTTCGGTAAAATAGTTGACGAGATTTTCTCATTAAAAGATAGGCAGACAAGTTTAGAATTGATCGATAAGTATGATAAATTTTGGATGCAGATGAAAAGCGGTAGTCAGGGATACAGCGGCAAACGGACAGTAAATGCATTGACAATGTTTGATCAGTTGTTTACAATAGACAAATCATCAAGCGATGATGAAGAAGATATAGAGGATAGTGACGATTTAATGTCTTTGAATCTGGAGAATTAATATGGCTTACGATAATCAGATACGGATACTAGAAGCAAAACTCAAACAATTAGAACAAGGTACAGATAAAAAAGACCTTAAAGAAATGAGCAGAATGGGACAGATCATCAATGATTTGCGTAGATTGCGTAGACTCAAATGGGAAGAAGAACATGAGCGAGTTGGTTACGATGATGAACGTTAATAGGAACTATTAATATGGAACAACATAAACAAGCACTAGCAGAAAAAAGAAATCGCGTCAAAGATCAGGCTAAACGCATGATCTGGGTCACATTTCGCAAAGAAGGTATTCACAAATACCCTGCAGCATTAGACGATCCTAAACTAAAGACTGGAGATAAGTATGATGTATCGTTTTTGGGCTATCCTCATAGGCATATTTTTCATTTTAATATTGCCATACAAGTATTCCATAACGACAGAGATGTGGAATTCATACAGTTCAAAAGATGGATTGAAGGATTGTATAGTGGCGACCAAGGTGTATTGTCACTTGACTATAAGAGTTGCGAAATGATTAGCGATGATTTATATGAGGCTATCGCTAGTCGTTATCCAAACCGCGATATCGAAATCACAGTCTCGGAAGATGGCGAGAACGGTGCGACTATCGTGTATAACACAGCTAGACCCAGTCAAAACATGGTGATCTAATTGTGCCTAAAGTGTTGTTATATAAGTGTAAAATATTATATAATGATTTGTGTTTAACTTGTAGAATAGGAGCTAGTAATGGCTAAATTAGAAAACAGAAAAGAAAATCGCGTGAGTCAGATTTTTGATGACCTAGAAAAGTATCTTGATTTCTGCCGCGACTTTGGGTATAAGTTTGACGAGTCTGAGCTATACAGTCAGCGTAGTTTTGCTTATCGTCAGTTTTGTAAATTTGTAGCAGGAAAACCAGCAAAAGATAACTGGGCTGTTGATGCAAAGCAAGCATGATGTAGTTATAATAGCGATAGGGGGTTTATTCCCCCTTTTGCCGTATAGGAGAATGAATGCGTAAATTATTTTATATGGGCTTAGAGCCTTATAAGGCACGATACACATTACAGTTACAAGATTGGAATGAAGCAGTTTTTAAAAGGCGAGATATCGATTATGTGTTAGTGCCTGGCTTGACATTATCAAGTGATCAAAACATAGTCACTGGTCAAGTGCTGGATGCACATGGTCGCACACATTACAGCCTTACACAAATGGCTAATCTTGTAAAGATGATGAAGGAAGGTTTAGTCACTAGTGATGATATTATCTATTTTGAAGATATGTATACTAGCGGCATTGATAGTCTTGAATATATACGTAAACAAGTACCCAAAGAATATAGACCTAAAATCTTTGTTCGCTGTCTAGCGCAAACTATTGACCCAGATGATTTCTTGCATGTTTGGGATATGCA